TCATCGGAAGGCGTGCAAGTAGAGTCGCAGTTTGTGCAGCTGTGGCATCTGCTTTAGCAACCTATTTTGCAACACAGGTAGAAACGGAAGTTGATATACAAATAGCATAATATATTGACTTTATGGTATATTATATGCTAATGGGATTATTTGATAGATTTGTAACAAACACCGCAATCACACCGACAGTTGATGTCGCTGCCGCCAATACGCCTTACAATTTACAGTCAGCTGTTGGCGGATTATTTTATGGAGCACAAACAGCAACTAGAGAACAAGCAATGTCTGTTCCATCTGTTGCAAGAGCAAGAAACATAATTTGTAGCACAATTGGTTCATTACCTTTAGAAACTTATAATCATTTTACAAAAGAACATATTGAGCCAAATAGAGTTATTATGCAACCAGATCCAAGAGTTGCTGGATCAGCAATTTATGCATGGATCGCTGAGGATTTATTATTTCATGGTGTTGCTTATGGTCAAGTTTTAGATTCTTATGCTGCATCTGATAACAGCCGAGTAAGAGCATGGACAAGAGTCGCGCCAGATAGAGTTACTTATAATCTAAATGCAAATCAAACTGAAATTACTTCATACATGGTTGATGGAATGCATGTTCCAGCATCAGGTATTGGATCTTTAGTTGTATTTAGCGGATTAGATGAAGGTGTATTAAATCGAGCAGGTCGCACTATTAGAGCTGCGCAAGAATTAGAAAAAGCTGCGGAATTATACGCAAAAGAGCCAGTTCCTACAATGGTGTTAAAATCAAATGGAACAAACCTAACTCCAGAGAGAATTACAAAACTTCTTGAGTCATGGAAAGTTGCCAGAAATACTAGAGCAACTGCATTCTTAAATGCTGATGTTGAATTAAACGCACTTGGTTTCGATCCACAAAAATTACAATTAAACGAAGCCCGTCAATACCTAGCAACAGAAATTGCAAGAGCAGTTGGCATTCCTGCATCATTCTTATCTGCTGAAACTACTAGCATGACATACAGCACAACTGTTATGGAGCGCAAAGCCCTTATTGACTTTAGTTTAAGAAATATCATCACTCCAATAGAGCAAAGATTATCTGCTGCTGATTTTGTGCCAAATGGCGTTGAAGTTCGATTTGATATTGATGATTTCTTGCGCGGTTCAGCATTAGAGCGTGCGCAAGTTTATGAAATCCTAAACCGCATTGGCGCGATGAGCGTTGAGCAAATCCAAGAGGAGGAGGACTTAATCCGATGAAGATTAATTTCCCAATAACACTAACCGCAGCCGATAGCCGTAAGCGCACAATCTCAGGAACAATTGTAACTTGGGGCGAGCGCGGAAATACATCTGCTGGAGCAACAGTATTTGAAAAAGGATCAATTGATTTTTCAAAGCCAGTCAAATTATTGCTAGAGCATGACCGTACACGACCAATTGGTAAATTAATGGATATTACAGCTGATGATGCTGGTATCGAAGCAACATTTAAAATTGCCGGAACTATTGCTGGCGATGATTCTTTATTAGAAGCAGCCGAAGGCCTACGCGATGGATTTAGCGTTGGAGTTATGGTTGATGACTGGAAAAACAAAGATGGCGTTATGTCAATAAGTGCAGCCAAGTTAATTGAGGTTAGTTTAGTAACCGATCCTGCAATTGATAGCGCAAGAGTTGCCGATGTCGCAGCAACAGAAACACCAACAGAGAATTCCGAAGCAACCGCTGAGGATACAACAACACAGGAGGACAAAGTGTCTGATATAACTTCAGATGCTCCTATCGCAACCGAAGCGGTAGAAGCTGCAAAGTCTGAGCCTGTGGCAGTAGTAGCAGCGCAGTCAGTTGCTTACACAAAGCCACGCTCACCAATTATCAACAAAGCAACATACCTAGAGCATTCAGTTCGTGCTGCACTAGGAAACGATGAGAGCCGTCAGTATGTAATGGCTGCTGATACAACCAGCAACAACTCTGGCTTAATTCCAACACCACAATCAGCAGAAGTTATCAATGGTATTTCAAATGCAGATCGTGGCTCAATTGATGCAATTTCTCGTGGCGTATTGCCAGCATCAGGTATGACTTTTGAGATTCCAAAGATTACAACTGCTCCAACAGTTGCTGAGGAAGCAGAAGCAGCAACAATTGATTCAACCGACATGGCATCATCTTTTGTAACAGTAAATGTTAAGAAATTTGCCGGCGGACAAACATTCTCAGTTGAGTTGCTAGATCGTTCATCACCAGCATTCTTTGATGAGTTAGTTCGTCAAATGGAATTTGCTTATGCAAAAGAAACAGATAAGTTCGTTGCCAATGGCATCATTTCATCTGGCTTAATTGCTACAACAGCACAGGACAACACAGCAGCAGGATTACTTGCTTATGCTGCACAAGCTGCTCAATTGGTTTATTCAAACTCATTGGGATTTGCTCGTAACATCGTGGTATCTCCAGAACAATGGGGTAACATCATGGGTTACAACGATTCCGGTCGCCCAATTTACAATGCTTCAAATCCACAAAACGCAGGTGGAGCAGTAGGCCCACAATCACTTCGTGGAAATGTTGCTGGACTTGATCTTTATGTATCTCGTTCACTATCAGCATTGACGTACACAACTGGCGATGGATCAATGTTTGTAATCAACCCAGAGTCATACACATGGTATGAGAGCCCACGCTTACAACTTCGTTCAGACATCACAGCAACTGGTCAAGTATCTGTTGCTTACTATGGTTATGGCGCACTTGCAACAAAGATCGCCAACGGATCAGTTCACTTCAACAAGAACTAATCTAATTAACTTAATGCCTGGGGTTGCTCCCGATCCCAGGCAGCTAATAATGGGAGTCTAAGAGAGGAATTTATGCCAACAATTATTACCGCGACCCAGTTGCGTTCTGTATTGGGTGTGAGTTCCTCTCTTTATGATGATACTTATTTAAATCAAATTATCGATACCGCAGAAACAGTTATTCTGCCAATGTTAGTTACATTCAAAGCTCCAATCGAAAAAGTATCGCTGACAGATAATGTCGCTACTTTCACTACACTAGGAATACATGAATTCACCGAAGGACAATCAGTTGTCATCACAGGATGCGGATCACCTTACAACGGAACAAGAGTTGTGCTGGCAGATAATCTTGGCCAATATACCTTTTCACAATCGATCACTAATGCCGATATACTCGAAGCTAATGTCATCCCATCCGGAGTTGCTGCCTTATCTGGCGGATCAACTTATGTTGGAAATGCAGCTGTTCAATCAGCCGTCTACACAGTTTCAGTCGAAGTTTTCCAAGCAAGACTTGCCGGTGGAGGACAAATCGAAGGAGTAGATTTTACAGCTACACCTTTTAGAATGGGTCGTTCATTATTTAATAAATGCGTAGGTTTATTGGGCAGTTATATGGATACTGAAAGCATGGCTCAATAGTGCCTAATGAAACAATCCTTCAACAGATTCGCACACCTTTAGCAACTGCCTTATCTAGCGTTGCTGGAAATGTTTATGCTTTTGTGCCTGAAACAGTTATTCCTCCAGCAGTTGTAGTTGTTCCAGATAGCCCATATTTAGAATTTGAAACAATTAACAAAAGCAATATCAGAGCAAAAGTTAATTTCACTATTTCAGTTGCAGTTGCTTATAACAGCAACCCTGCATCGCTCGACAATATCGAGCAATTGATAATCAGCGTTCTGGCAGTTATTCCTGGTGGATATATTGTCAGCTCGGTCGAAAGACCAACAGTTACCACAGTCGGAGCATCGACTTTGCTTATCGCAGATGTTCGAGTATCTACCTACTACACACGCACAGTCTAAGGAGAAATAATCATGGCAACAGTAGTAATCACTGGTCGCGATATTTCGTTGTCTTTCACAGGTGGAACAGACATCGAAGCGCAAGCAACCAGCGCAGTTTTAACAAAGGTCAATGAGCGTCAGGAATACCAGACACTTGATGGCACAGCTTATAAAACCACAAATATCTCAGGAACATTCGCTTTATCAATGTTGGCTGATTGGGGCAAAGCAAACTCAGTTTGTGAGGCTCTATGGACAGCAGCAGAAACCGCTCCAGATACAGATATTTCAATCACTCTAACAGCTGCAACTGGCGCACAATTTGTGTTCCCAGTAAAGCCAGAGTTCCCAACAGCAGGTGGATCAGGAATTGATGCACAAACTGTTGATTTTGAATTCACAGTTTCAGGTGGAGCAGTAACAGAAACATTTAGTTAAGAAATAGAAACGGGAGCAAAAAATGAAGTTACCAATTACAATTGAATATAACTCAGGCGAGCAAGCCACTTATGTAGCCCAACCGCCTGAGTGGGCAAAGTGGGAAAAGACAACTGGTCATACCATAAGCCAAGCAAAAGAAAAACTTGGAATGTGGGATCTAATGTTTTTGGCTTATAACGCACATAAGCGAGAAGCAGCAGGAAAGCCAGTAAAAGGTTTTGAAGTATGGATGGAAACAGTATCCGATGTAATAGTCGGTGATGCAGACCCAAAAGTCATCCAGCAGGAAGCCTAAGCAGATTATTGGTTGAGTTGGCAATAGCCACACAAATACCAATGAGTGAATGGGTTGATTCAGACGACATTTTAACAGCGATCGAAGTATTGGAGCAGAGGTATGGCAAATGAAACAATCGCCTACAATAAAAAAGACCTGCGCGATATTTACAAAGCTTTTAAACTTATGGATGACCAGGCTACTGATGAAGCACGCCGTCAATCTGCTGCTCTGGCGTATTTTGCATCAGAGGAAATTAAGCAAGCAGCTAGAGGTCGAACAAAGGCTGGCGCGGTTGCGCAAAGAGTCGCGGATGGCGTTAGCATTAAAAAATCAAGCAAGATCGGTGAGTTCAGTTATGGATTCGCCAGACAAAAGTTTTCAGGTGGTGCTACTACGCAAACCCTATGGGGTGGTGTTGAGTTTGGTTCAAATAAATTCAAACAGTTCCCTACATATTCTGGGCGGTCAGGTCGTGGATCTCGCGGATGGTTCATATATCCAACCCTTCGCAGAATTCAGCCTGAATTGATTAACAAATGGGAAGAAAGTTTTACTCGCATTATTAAGGAATGGGTCTAATGGCAACCGGTAATAGAACATTAAAGTTATCGATCCTTGCTGATGTTGATGACTTAAAAAAGAAGTTAGGCGAAGCTGATAAAGCCGTAGAAACTAACTCAAGTAAAATTGGTGAGTTTGGAAAGAAGGCTGCTGCTGCTTTTGCAGTCGCTGCTGCTGCTGCCGTTGCCTATGCTGGCAAATTAGCCGTTGATGGGGTCAGGGCTGCGATAGAGGATGAGCAGGCACAGTTAAGGTTAGCCAATGCTTTAAGACAGGCTACAGGGGCTACTGATGCCCAAATAGCGGCAACTGAGGACATGATCCTTAAGACCTCTTTAGCCACAGGCGTTGCAGATGACAAACTTCGTCCAGCGATGCAGAGATTGGCAGTATCTACAAAATCTACTGAGGAAGCCCAAAAGTTATTAACCCTTGCTTTAGATATTAGTGCAGCATCAGGCAAAGATTTAGAAACTGTTGCCAATGCTTTAGGTCGTGCTCAAGATGGTAATCAAGCAGCACTTGGCAGATTAGGTCTTGGATTATCTAAGGCTGAACTTGCGACATTATCTTTCACCGAAGTTCAAGCCAAGTTAGCAGAGTTATATGGTGGCGCAGCAGCTACAAATGCTGAAACCTTTCAAGGAAAGATTGATCGCCTAAAAGTAGGATTTGATGAAGCAAAAGAAAGTTTAGGCGTTGCTTTATTGCCAGCAGTTGAGCAATTTATTACATTCTTAAACGATCAAGGAATTCCAACTCTTAATGCTTTTATTGCAGGATTAACTGGTGATGAAGGATTAAGTGCCAGCCTTACCGAAACTCAAAAAGGTGCTGAAAGTTTTGGAAAAGCAATTGGCGTAGTAAGTGGAATTATTTCAGGATTTATTACATTCCTAAGAGAAGCAATTGGCTTAGTTGTATCGCTTGCAAATGAATTAATTAGAGTCGTTAATATAATTCCTGGTGTCAATGTAGGGTCAATTCCAAATCCTGCTCCTTCGGCTAGTAAATCATCATTACCTAAAGTACCTAGTGGTGGCACATATACCACAGGTCAAGGCGTTACAAACATAACTGTTAATGCAATCGATGGCGAAGGTGCTGCAAGAGCTGTTGCTAAAGTTGTTAATGATAGTGCAGCAAGATCAAACCCATATCTTTCACGCGCAGCTGTTAAGAAGTAACCATGAGTGCATGGAATCCTGATTGGAAATTAACTGTCAGTGGGGTTGATTACACTGACATAGCGATAAGTGATGTTCAGCATCAATCTGGTCGTGATGATATTTACTCACAGCCAAACCCATCTTATATTCAAATAAGTTTAGTTGCCTTAAATGGTCAAACATTACCTTTTGACATTAATGACAGTTTAGATTTACAGGTGAAAAACAGCGCAGGAACTTATGTAAGCCTATTTGGTGGCGATATCACGGATGTAACTGTTGCGGTTGGTGCTACTGGATCAATAGCCACAGTTGTCGAATATACACTTATTGCGATGGGTTCACTTGCAAGAATAGCCAAAGAAATTTGGAATGATAACATTTCTCAAGATGAGGATGGCAACCAGATTTATGAAATTTTGTCTAGCGTATTGCTTGGCACTTGGAACGATGTTCCATCAGCTTCAACATGGGCAACTTACAATGCAACAGAAACTTGGGAGAATGCAGTCAATTTAGGACTTGGCGAAATCGATCAACCCGGCCTTTACACAATGACTGCTCAATCAAATATAACTGACACGATTTACAATGTCGTTGCAGATATTGCTAATTCTGCTTTTGGTTACATTTATGAGGATAATGCAGGAAACATCGGTTACGCAGACGCAGACCACAGGCAAAACTATCTGCTCACAAATGGTTATGTTGATTTAGATGCCGGCCATGCTTTAGGTGCTGGCCTTTCCACAGTTATGCGCTCAGGTGATGTTAGAAATGATATTTATATCAATTATGGCAATAACTTTAATTCACAGGAAACTGCCACAGATGCCGCTTCAATTGCCCTTTATGGCTACAAAGCCGAAACCATTAATTCAAGAATTCAAGGTTCAGTAGATGCTCAAGCAATTGCTGATCGTTATATCGCTCAAAGAGCTTATCCATTATCTAAATTCCAATCGATAACTTTCCCAATAACTAACCCTGAAATTGACAACTCAGATCGAGATGATTTGTTGGGCGTATTTATGGGGATGCCGGTTTATTTAACTAATCTACCTAGCCAAATATCAGGTGGAGAATTTGAAGGTTATGTTGAGGGCTGGTCATGGAGCACTCGATTCAATGAGCTGTTTTTAACAATCAATGTTTCTCCAGTCGCATTTAGCCAAGTGGCGATGCGTTGGAATACCACGCCAATAACAGAGGCTTGGAACACAATAGACCCAACATTAACTTGGGAATACGCTACAATAGTCGCATGAGGATAGGATAAAATGGCAACCACTACCAATTATAGCTGGACTACTCCAGATGATACCGCGCTGGTCAAAGATGGCGCAGCAGCAATTCGCTCACTTGGAACTGCAATTGATACGACAGTTTTTAACAATGCAGGTGCAGCAATTGTCAAAACTATTGTTGATGCTAAAGGCGACATTATTGCAGCAACCGCAGCTGACACAGTTGCAAGATTAGCAGTTGGAACAAATGGACAAGTTTTAACAGTAGATAGCACCGAAGCAACTGGTCTTAAATATGCAACTCCAGCAGCATACAATCCTGATTTTACTTTAATTAATGCAGGTGGAACAGCCTTATCTGGAGCAAGCACAACTGTTTCTGGAATTTCTGGTAAAACCAATTTATTTCTTAGAATTGATGGAGTTTCTGGAGCATCAACTATTACTGTTTTAATAAGATTTAATTCAGATAGTGGTTCAAATTATTATTTAGCTGCAAATAATGACGGTTCTGTTAGTGCACAAACGGATATAAGAGCAATTCCAATTGCTGCTTCAGATAATGGAGATATATTTTTAGCATTAAATGGCACAAATGCAACTGGAATTAAACCTTTTACTTTTAGCGCAGTTAGAAATTCAGATGGATTTTCAGTAAATGCTAATGGATATTATGCTGGAACTTCAGCAATAACAAGTGTAACTATTTTAACCGATGGTGCCAATTTTGATGCTGGTACAGTTTATGTATATGGAGCGTAATTAAATGACAAAACCTATGGTAAGAATACATGATGCTCAAACAGATCAAATTGTTGATAGAGAAATGACAACTGTTGAATTTAAGCAATACGAAAAAGATCAAAAAGAAACATTAAACAGAAAAGCAGAAGCAGATGCAAAAGCCCTAGCCAAGCAAGTAATTCTTGATCGCATTGGTTTAACTGCTGATGAACTTAAAACGATACTTGGCTAATGAAGGCTTGGTTATCTAAATCTGCTGATACTTTACGCGATCAAGTAAATGATACTTTCGTGGATCGCAGCAGGAAAGCTGATGGATGGATCGGTGATCTTAAGCATCAATCAAGAAAATCCGACCATAACCCAAGACCATCAGGTGAAGTATGCGCGATCGATATTGACGCTGGCTTATCTGACGAGCAAGGGATTAGTCACGCTCTGGCAGATCAGCTTCGACTCACAGCAAAAAAAGATAAGCGTATATCTTACATAATTCACGCTGGTAAAATATGTTCAGGTAAATCGCTTTGGCGTTGGGTTAAATATCGGGGCATTAATCCACACCATAAGCACATCCATGTAAGTTTTAAGCCAAATCAAACAGGCGAGAAGTTCGACATCCCACTACTGAAAGGCAACTAATGAAACTGACCAAAAAACACAAAGCAGCAATTAAATCATATTTGAGAGCTGTGGCAGCTAGTGGAATTACAGTTGCTTTAGCAATCGTGGCTGACATTCATCCAGCTTATGCAACCATGCTTGGTGCAATTGTTGCGCCTATTGCGAAGGCGTTAGATCCAAAGTCCGGGAGCGAAGTAGATTATGGCCTTAGTGAAAAATGAGTCCAAACGAAATAGTTGCTTTTGGCGTTGGCGTATGCGCAATCGCAACCAGTTTATTGCTGGCTCTACGATGGGTTATTAAGTCTTACCTTTCAGAGTTAAAGCCCAACTCAGGGTCATCTATGAAAGATCAATTAAATCGACTTGAAAAGCGTGTCGATGATCTATTTACAATAATTAGCAAGTCATAATTTAATCATGGCGAACACACGGAAACGCACTAAACGAAAAAAAGTCAACCGGAGAGTAGTTCGCCACACTCCTGAGCCTTTAAGTAAATTAGAGGTTTTCTATATTGCCAAACATGAAATGTTTAGAGCTGCACGCAAGGCTGGATTTAATGAGTCATGTGCGCTTTATCTAATGGATAATCCTGAGTCTATGCCTGACTGGATCGTAGGCGATAAAGGAATTATCCCAAGTATTCCTACTCCAGATGAGGATGACGATTAAGCGATACTTGGTAATCTCGGATTTACAAATCCCATACCACCATGAAGTAGCAGTTAAGAATGTCATTAAGTTAGCACGCAAGGAAAAGTTTGATTCTGTTCTTTGTGTTGGAGATGAAATCGATTTCCAAACCATTAGCCGTTGGGCTGAGAAAACACCTTTGGCTTATCAACAAACCCTTGATTCTGATCGTAAGGCAACTCAAGATATTCTTTGGGCTTTAACTGAGAATGCTAAAGAAGCTCATATTGTTAGATCAAATCACACCGATAGGCTTTACAACACTTTATTGAAAGTGCCTGGCTTGATTAGCCTACCTGAACTGCAATATTCCAAGTTCATGGACTTTGATTCTTTAGGTATAACTTTCCACAAATCATTTTATGAGTTTGAAAAAAATTGGATACTTGCTCACGGAGATGAAAGTAATGCCAATCCTAACGCTGGCCTAACTGCCCTAAATCTTGCCAAAAAGGTCGGTAAGAGCGTAGTTTGTGGGCATACCCATAAATTAGGTCTATCATCGTTTTCTGAGGGCTTAGGAGGCCAATACAGGACGATTTACGGCATAGAAACCGGAAACTTAATGAATAAGGCTAAGGCCAGTTATACAAAAGGGATCGCCAACTGGCAAATGGGCATTGTAATTCTTGATTGGAATGGCAAAAACATGACTCCAACGCTTATCCCAATTAACAAAGATGGTTCATTTACAGCTCTAGGAAAGAGTTATGGGGCGTGAAACCGATTATCGGGATAGGACGATTGATGACCATATCGACGACTTTGAGGATATTGGCGTTATCTAATCGTTATAAAACACGCGCCAAGAAGTTATTGCGCTGTCGGTAAATCCAGTCATACTAATCCCAACGCAAACAAATGTTTTGCGGAACGGGAGCAATAATGGAAATACTAGGAATGTGGTTATTAATTGCCGGAAGCATGGCAGTTGCATGGTGGACAATAAAGCACACAAATAGTGAACACTACGAAAATGGCTATTGGGCTGGTCGTAATGAAGGATGGCGTGCTAGTTTAGATCACCAAGAGCGCGTTAGAAAAATGAAGTCAGATCAGGTATTTGATTATGACAAAAACTGAGGATCTGTTAAATGAGGTCATTGCTACAATCCAAGAGCGCGGAAGTGTCTATGGACATCCATACTACAATCACAAAAGAATCGCAGGATTGTGGAGTGCATATCTTGATTACCCAATCACACCACACCAAGCTGCTTTATGTATGGCGTTGGTCAAGGTTTCTCGGCTTACTGAAACTCCAGATCATTACGACTCAATTAAAGATTTTGTCGCCTATGGTGCTATCTATAGGACAGTTCTCGAAGCAGTCCAAGATCAAGACTTTGAATGGAAGGAATAATGTTTAACTTAGATAATTATGAAACAGTAGAATCAAGACTGGAGAAATGGCATGAGAAATACCCTGATAATCGTATCGAGACTGAACTCATTGAAGCGACTGAAAAGCGGTTCGTTGTATTCGCCAAGATATTTAAGACTGAGGCTGATGCAAAGCCGTGCGCTACTGGTCTTGCTTTTGAGATCATTACGGAGAAGGGTGTTAATTCAACTTCTGCACTGGAGAATTGTGAGACTTCAGCGATCGGTCGTGCGCTCGCAAATGCTGGTTTCGCAGCTAAAGGCAAGCGCGCTTCAAGAGAGGAAATGGCTAAGGTAAATAATAATCAGCCAAATGAATACGAAAAGAAATTACAGGAAAGGCGTTACGGAGCGCCTGGCACTAAATCCGCAGCTGTTGAGGATGCTTTAAGAGCTTCATTCGCAGTAGAGAATAAGCAAGATGATCCACAGGCTTGGTCGGTTGCTGAAGCGGTTGATGCGATAGGTAATTCAACACCTAAAGAGCCACCTGCTTGCGAGCATGGTCATATTCTTAAACAAGGTATCTCTAAAACAGGCAAGCCTTATTATGGTTATGTTTGCAAGGGCAAAGTTACCGAACATGCTAAATGGGCAAAGATGACTGCAAATGGCCATTGGTTCTTTGAAGGGATGGAGTAATGGGATACATCGCTTTTATTAACGGTAAGGGCATCCAAGTAGTTATGGATGATAATGGTGTTCATTTAGAGCAATCAGTTATCAAATGCGAGGTTTGCGATGATGATAGAGTTTTTAAGGATGGCACATGTTTTAGATGCCACGAATTGATTAACTATGACAAACCCAACTAAGTTCAAATGTAATGGTTGCAAAACCGACACCAAATTCTTATGGCTTGATGCCGTTGATATGCCGGATGGCTTCAAGTTATATCAATGTATGCAATGCGGTGCGGTAGGAACAAAAAACATAGCTGAAGCAAAAGATGTGCCTGACTCAGACATAAGTAGATGCGATAAATGTGGATCTTGGCAGTTTAAGGAAATGCCATGTCATACATGTAATCTGATTGGAGCGAAGTAATGCCGACCTATGAATACAGCTGTAAAGAGTGCGGCACTTTTGGGTCTATTCATAGGACTTACAAAGAGGATGATGGGGGTATGAATTGTCCTAGATGTAAGACTGCTATGGCTCGCATATTTACAGCTCCGGGCATATCATTTAAGGGTGATGGATGGGCTGGTAAGACTAAATGAACGAAGCAGGTTACGATCAAACATGGACTGAAACAGATGACTATAGATACAGTTGTCAAATAATTGTGATCTAAATCATAGTCCACATAGTGAGATGGTATTGTTAATCTAACGGAAGGTAGGTTGCATGGATCTGATACGCTCTAGGCAAGTATTTGCCCTAAAGGCAAAAACGCGAGCCCGTAAGGCTCAGCTCGTGAGGTGCTGGCTAGTCGGGGGAGCTCTGTTTGTTTTACAAACCTTTGCTTTAGATACAGCTGAATCTCAAACCATTAAGGTTAATACATTAAAACAAATTACATTTCATAAAATGAATTATGACTTCGAACAATTTTATTGTCTTGATGAGATCGTGTGGAAAGAATCGCGTTGGAACTACAAAGCCAAGAACCCTAAGTCAAGTGCGTATGGATTGTTTCAAATACTTAAATCTAAAGAGAAAGATCCTATTAAACAGATTGATTTAGGATTGAAATACTTGGATAGAAGGTATGATGGATGTGCTTGCAAAGCGCTCGCACACCATAAGGCTAAAGGCTGGTATTAGTGAGTAGATCAGCATTAAGGGATAGTGGTAGCACTAGACAATGGCGTAATATAAGAGAGAGAATACTTAGACGCGATCAGTTTATCTGCCAGTATTGTGGGCAAGAAGCTAATACAGTAGATCATGTAATACCTAGACGCTTAGGCGGATTAGATAGTGATGATAATTTAGTTGCAAGTTGTCGTAGATGTAATTTATCGAAGGGTGGGCGTTTTTTTGTGAGCAAGAGAACAC